GTGATCCAGGTGCAAAGCCTTCCGGCGGTGGGGCGGCGACGTGGTTTTGGCAGCAAGGGCAAGCGCCGCGATGGCGGTTGATCCGGGTGACGATGGGCCGGATCGGCGGCAGGTCGATGTGGTCATACGTCTGGAAAGCTAACGAGCCAATTTCAAAGGCTTATAGCGCCTCATGTCGCATTTGTTGCGCCTGTCAGGAGCAAATTGGCCGCCATGCGGTCCATGGCGGCATGCCGGTGGCCTCCCCCGATGATCGGGTGGGCATACACCTGTAGAGTCAGGTCGAACTTGCTGTGCCCCAATAGGCTGGCCACGTCCGGCAGTGACATGTGGTTCTCGATCATCCAGCTCGCCGCGAAATGACGCAAGGCGTGGAAGTGGAACTGGTCCCCCTTTTCGTCCCAAAGCCCGGCGTCCCGGAGCAAGGGGTGCCACATCTCCCAGAGGAAGTTCTGCATCTGCCACTTCCCCCCGCCAGCGCGAAAGACGAGATCGCGCTCGTTTTCCACGAAGTACTTGTCGAGCCAATCCTGGAGCAGTTGCACCAGGTGGGGAGGGATCGGCACGTCGCGTTTGCCGGCGGCCGTCTTTGGACCTTTCAGCTCATTGAACATCGTCATGGCGGTCCTGATCCGTAATACTCGGGCCTGCAGGTCGATGCTCTTGCGCGTTAGTCCGAAAATCTCTCCCCGCCGGAGCCCGCAGAACGCCGCCAGGTGAACGGCGCAGCGAACGAGCGAGTGAGCCCGGTAGTGGCCTTTGCGCCGCTTGATTTCGGCGGCCGCAAGGAGGCGGCTGATCTGCTCGGCCGAGAATGTCCGAATGACCTTTTTGGGAGAAGCCCCCATCTCTCGGCGGTAATCCGCTACGGGCGTCCGCTTACAAAGGCCTCGCCTGACGGCATACTTCTCGATCTGCACCAAGACATCGGTATAGATCGACCTTGTATAGGCGGACCTCTGTGTTCCCTCGGACATATACTTATACCATCCCTCCATGTCGTTGAAGGTAAGGTCGTTCAAAAGCTTCTTGTTGAAGAAGGGTGTTATGTGCAGCCGGTTGACATACTCGACCTGCGAGTAGCGGCCTTGCCCGATCTTCTTATCTTCCCATCTTTGGCGCATGTGCTTGATATATTGGTCTGCAATAGCGCGCACGGTTGCGCTCTCGACCCTCGGGATATGCTCACCGCGGGATAACTCCGATTCGACCTTGATGCGGTAATTGTCGGCCTCCTTCTTGTAGTTGAACTGCTTCCCTCGGCGCGATCCGCTGGCATCGGTATAGCGGACAATCCAGGCTTCCCTGGGTGTCCCGTCCGGCGCCGTCCAGCGCCGCTTGCTTGTGCTCGCCATGTGACTTCCCTGCTTCGCTGCCCACTGCCGGACAGCTCATCGGCGATCATAACGGGGTGGAGAGATCGCTTGCCTCCCGTCGGAGCGGCGATGCCAATAGTGCCAATAGTGCCAATAGCACGGCGAAACCAGAACGAACCGGCTACAAACCTGCCTCGCGAACGCTGATCCGCCTCAAACCCCCGATGCCAATAGTGCCAATAGTGCCATTAGCAATCCGGAATGATGTGCGCGGCAATCGCGAGGAGCGCCGTGTGATCGCCGCTATGGGCCGCTTTCCAGTTCTGCTGCCGGCGGAACGACCCCGCCGTTGTCTAGGAAGACGATCCCAGCCGCCTCGAACGTTTGCCGAATGACAGTCATGGTCGCGCGATTGGAACTCGTCCGACCGACTTCGAAGCGGTTAATCGTCGGGACGGCAACCTTCGAGTGGTTGGACAGGTCGACGGTGCGCCATTGAAGAGCTGCACGGGCCATACGGCATTGAGCAGGGGTGATCACACGCTAGTTCTATAATCTTCTAGCTGTTGACGAAAGCCACATCGGCTACTAATCCTGTAGCCGCAGGATTATTCTATGATCATGCGGCCGAACGAAGTGTTGGAAGCACCTCGCCCGGCCTAACCACAACCGCTCTCCGAAGGAGCAGGCTATGGCTGAGCACGCCCATATCACGGGCCTTGCGCCCAGAAGAGTCCCTACGTTCGTCGGTCCGGACGAAAGAAGAATCGGGCTGATCCCGATCTCGGAAATCATCGAAGCCGCAATCTCCCGCATCGCAAGAAGATGCGGCTTCCATCCCGAAGGCTCCGTTTCGCCGACCCCCGCACCTCCACTCCCGCCGCGGCTTCGCCCGCTGGCGGGACCTTTGGCCGCCGCTGCGGCGGCTGGGGATGCTGTCCAGGCTCGTTGGCCAAAGACGTTGTTCCCGCCTGGCCAGCATCCCTGCGATCAGCCTGGCGACGGCGGAGCCAATCCGCCCCGTCCACCGCGGAAAAATCCGCCCCGGCCGCCGCGTAAAGACAAACCACCACCTTCGAACCCCTGTCCAGAGTCTCCAGCTCGATCGTCAGCCCCTCGGCCAGGGGCTTCGGGCGCGCCCGGCCCTTGCCCCCCGGCCGGCGCAGTGCCGGCGGCGCTCGATGCGAGATATGTCGCGGCAATGGGCACTCCCCCCGCTGTCAGGTTCCGGCAGCCTCTTCCCGGCGGAGGCTGGCGGACGATCACCGGGCTGCTGCTGGGCGAGATGCATGCGCGCGGGCAGTTCCATCACTATCGAGCGCTGGCTGCTGGCGTCGTCTACCTCCTGCCGCGGGATTGGGTCGTCGGAGGACCAGGCCAAGACATCGCCCGGGCGGGCCTCACGGCGCCCTTGGCCGGGTTGCCACACCTGAGCCCGCCTTCGTCGGACGAGGTTATTCCTCCCACCCGGCGCGGCCTTCTCTGCGCCGCCGCCCTGACGGCTGCATTGCCGCTGAAGGCTTCGGCGCGCGCTGCCTTCGGCGTTCGATCGGCGGCCGAGGGAGCGTCCAACGATCCGCCGCGTGACGCTGATCTGATCGCGGCCTGCAACGAATATCTCCGCATCGAGCGGGCATTTGACGCCCATTGCAGGGACGTTCCGGGCGACATCGAGGATGACGATCCTGCGGTTTCGATGCTCCTCCCGCTGCGGGAGCTGACGGAGGTCATCGTCGCCTCCCGCGCCGTCACAGCCGAGGGCCATCTGGCCCGCGCCCGATGCGCTGCGTTTCACACCCTGCCAGGTTCCCTGGCCTGTCGCGACAATCCGGCTGGTGGTCGGGAAAGTCGGTTCCGAGCCGCCGCTCTTCGGGACCTGGTACATGCCGAAAGGGGGGACGATGCATGAGATACCTCCCGCGTCGCCGCGACTTCTTGGCTTTCACGGCGGGTGCCGCGGCAGCCAAGGCCGCCCTGCCGTTGCCCGCGAAGGCCGACTCAGAACCGGACGTTCAGGCGCTATGGCAGCGCTATCTTGGCGCCTTTCGCGAAGCGAAGAAGGCGAGCCGCGCGGGCGAAGAACTCAGGGACGCGCTTGTTGCCCAGTATGGCGACCCTTGGGGCCGCAACAGGGCGCGCGCCCTGTGGGGGCGCGACCCACGCTACCCGATCCTCGTGGCGCTGAACGAGGAAAGCAACCGGATCGAAATTGGCCGCGTGGACCGGCTCGACGAGATGATGCGGTGCCCCTCCCAGCGCATCGCCGACCTTCGCGTGAAGCTAGCAGCGGTGCTGGGCGAGTGGCGTCAGAACGGGGAGATCGTCTCGGAAGAGTGCGAATATCACCTGACCCTCGCTTTCCTGCTGATGCAGGATGCCGAGACGGTGCTCGGTCCCGTGGAGGTCGCATGAGCGCCATCGCAGTACCAGCGATGGCCACGGCGGCTGTTCGAAGCCAACCCCGCCTTGCATCCGGCTACGGTGGCTTGCGTGCTGCCGCTCCTCGGGGCCCGATCGATCAGGCCGAGCAGGCGAGCCATGCCATGCTGGACCGAACTCTTGCCCTCGCAGTGATCTATCTCGCCATTGCGGACCTGACGGCCGGTCCCGCGCGGCGTGGGTCATCGCGAGGGGTCACAGAGGCCGAACGGCAGGATGCCCACCGATTCCTGTTCGCTGAACGCGGTCCCTGGCACACCGCCAGGCAGGCATGGTGCTTGGCCGCGGGGATAGCCCCCGAGTGGCTCGACCGTCATCTTGCGCAAGCCTCCTGTCGGAGACCTCTTGCCCCAGCTCGGGCGGTAGCACCCGAAGGTCGGACCGGTCCGGCTGCGGCGGCGCCCTCTCCCACGTTCCAGTCTGCGTGAACCGGTTCCGGGGCGGCGCCCGATATGCGCCGCCCCGTTTCCTGAAGCCGCGGGTTCCGATCGAGGTCTCATGATCGAATACGAAGCCGATCCATTCGGCCTGACGGTGATCCGTGCACACGGCCGCCGGCTGTCCAAACTCATCCGGCCGGATGGCGCGGGCGAGAGCTATGACCAGGTGCGCACCGTCGACCTGCATTCCACGGCGGCCGGTGATCTCCGCCAGCTCGCCGCGCTTCTGCATCGCCTGGCGCAGCGGCCGGACTGTGCCGTTGTCCGCGGTGTCATTGCCGACCCACGCCGCACGCGCGGCGTGCGCCGGCTTCTGCATCGCGACCCTGAATCCGGCGATATGCCCACGCTGCGCGATGCGGCCCGATCGTGGATTGCGTTGGACCTCGACGGCATGCCGCTGCCGATCGGCACCGACCCGCGCGACCTGGTTGCATGCGGCGAGGCCGCGCGCCGCGCGCTGCCGGCGGCGTTCCACGATGCCGCCTGCGTCATCGCCGCGACAGCCAGCCATTGCATCAAACCAGGCGCCCGGCTCCGGCTGTGGGTCCACCTGTCCCGGCCGCTCGATAGTTCGGCGTGCCAGCGCTGGCTGCGCGGCGCGCCGGCATGCGATCCATCCACCCTTCGGGCGGCGCAGATCATCTACACGGCGGCGCCCCTGTTCGTGGGGTGCATTGATCCGCTCCCTAGCCGCCTGGCGCATCTTCCTGGTCATGCAACTGTCGTTGTTCCATCGCAGGCGGCGCTGGCGCCTCCACCGCCGGGCAGCTCTCCGGCACAGTGCCTCACCGTGCCGCCGGACAGCCGCTATGCCCTTGCAGCGCTAAGCCGGGCAGCGATCGCCATCGCCACGGCCGGCGTGGACACACGCCATGCGACGGCTGTCGGGGAGGCTTGGGGCCTGGCGCGTTTGGTTCGTGCAGGCGTGCTGACCGAAGGCGAGGTCGTTCGCGTCGTAGACGGCGCGCTCCAACAGGCGGGAAAGCCCGCTGGAGAGGGCGCCGCGGTGGCGCAATGGGCCATCCGCCGCCGATCGGACGCGGGGCCGTCCGGGCATCGTGGAAACGCAGGCTGATGCCGCCAGACGGTGACCACAAGCCCGGTACGGATCCTCGCGGTTTCGCGGCGGAAGCACTCGCCCGGGCCAGTGCGATCACGGCGCCTGCGCCGTGGCCGCAGATCGATCCAAGCTGGGCCACGGTGCAGCTCCTGCCGCCCCCGCCGCTCCCGCTGCATCTGTTCCCCGCGGCTTGGGCGCAGTGGATCACCAGCGCCGCCGAGGAGGCATCGGCGCCGCCCGATTTCGTCGCCGCGGCCTTGTTGGGAACGGTGGGAGCGACGATCGGCAATGCCCGCTGGGCGTCGCCATGGCCGGGCTGGCGTGAACCCCCCACGCTGAACGTGGCGTGTGTCGGCCTTCCCTCATCGGGAAAGTCCCCCGCGATCGATAGGGTGGCCGAGCCCCTGGGCGATTTGCAGGCGGAGTTGAACGAGGATTGGGCTGAGCGGCAGCGGGCATTTCGCGGCGCGAAGGTCGCGGCCGAGGAAAGGGCCGCAGCGTGGAAGTCCGACGTCAAGGAAGCGATACGCCTGCGGCACGCGCCACCGGAGGAACCGGACAGCGCGGCGCCCCCCGAGCCGGCCGCGCGCCGCCGCGTCATCAGCACGGACCCGACCGTCGAACGCGCCGCCAGGTTATCGGCCGAGAACCCTCGCGGATTGCTGCTGCTGCGCGATGAGCTGGCGGGCTGGATCACGGGAATGGATCGCTACAGCAGCGCGGCCGGAGCCGATCGGGCGTTCTGGCTTGAGGCCTATGGCGGGCGCCGCTGGGCACCTGACAGGGTGAAGGATGAAGGCAATCCGATCGAGGTCCCTCATCTCACCTGGGGCATCCTCGGCGGCATTCAGCCCGGACGAGTTTCCTCCCTTCTGACCAGCGGCGATGACGACGGACTGTCCGCACGTTTCCTCTACGTGTGGCCGGCCTCGCGGCGGCCGACACGGCCGCGCGGGATCGGATTTCCTGGCTACCTGCTCAAGTTGCTGCGCCGGCTTCGCTCGCTGCCCTGGGACGGCCCGGAGCCGGTCACGATGCCCTTCACGGAGGAGGCAGCGTGCGCGCTGCAGGACTGGCGCGAGCGGGTTGCCGATATGGAACAAACCGCCGCGGGCCTCTTTCTGTCCTGGCTCGGCAAGACGCCAGGGTTTCTGGTGCGCCTCGCGCTGATCTTCGAGCACCTGGCTTGGCGGGACGGCGCGGGGCCGCCGGCTTCGATCGGCCTCGAATCGGTCGGCCGGGCGCTCGGCTTTCTGGCCGATTACGCGCTGCCGATGGCACAGCGGACGTTCGGCGACGGCCTGTTGCCTGAGGCGGAGCGAGATGCCCACACGCTGGCCCGATGGCTTCTCGCGAAGCGGCCACTTCCCGAACTGGTGAATGCGCGCCAGCTCCGCCGCCAGGAAGGCGCCCCGGCCATTCCAACGGCGCCGCGGATCAACGCGGCCTTGGAGGAGCTGTCCGAGCTGGGATGGGTGCGGGCAGCCCCAGGCCGCGACGGGGCGGGCGGCCGGCCGCGAGCGGACTGGGCGGTAAACCCCAACCTGCTTGCTGCATCATGACCTCGGCTATTGGCACTATTGGCACTATTGGTATCGCGTCTCTGTCCAGAGAGGGTTGCTTTTCTCGGCCCGCTGCGATGGCAGACGAGCTACCCACCCCTGGGCGCCCGGGGGCTGGAGGTCTCCAAGACTTCATCCGATATCCCGCCGATCGGCTGCCGCGCATATCGTTCCGGATTGCTAATGGCACTATTGGCGCTATTGGCATCCCAACCTGGGAGCTGCATCGGGACCAAGAAGTCATCACCAGCGCCCTGGGCGTCAGACCAAATAGGTCTGCCGGGCTTCGTGCCTCGCGGCGTGGCCGGCGCCCCGCAGCGCAGCAGCGGCAGCCTGGCGCGAACCGCGCAAAGCGGGCGCCTCGCAGAACAGCGGCTGGTTTAGCTGGTCGACGATCATGCCGATGCCGGCGGTCCACCAGGTCTTCGCCGTCACCTCGCTAAGGCCGAGCTGATCGCCGAGGGTTTTCCACGAGAAGACTGGCTTTTCAGTGCGCGGGTTGGTCAGTGCGCGCGCCCCGACCAGCTTGCGCAGCTTATGTTGCTCCTCCGGGATCAGCCCGATCCAACCGAGCGCCTCGTCCGTCGCGGCGATGTGCTTCTCACACGGCCTCGCCGCATGCAGCGTCTCGGCGACGGGGCCTTCGACCTCCGGCCAGAACGATCGGTGTCGTGCGGGACGCACCCCGGCGGCGCGCAGCTCCAGCAAGGTCATCCCCGCTGCCGCCAGCCGAGCCGCCACGTATTCGAACTCGTATGACGTCTCGGGACTGGCGCGCCGCACAGGTATCTCCACAGGGATGGAGACCGTCTATGTGCCACACACATGCCCCTTATCAAGAGCTTAGCTACCGTTGCCGCGTGCAGGGTGCCTTACGCGGCCGATAGCCTTCACGAGCGCCAGCCCCAACAGGCCGGCATGTTCTCCGCCAGAGAGTCTCCGGGTGACCCGGACAACCCGATCGAAGGTTTGTTCACGCTCCTGGAGCGCCATGGCTGAGAGAGCTTTCCTGCGCCCACGCACGGGGGGATGAAATGCCAGTTTGAATAGCCTACTTTACACAGGACGGGAAAACGGACAATCTACTTGCATCTCGCGGAGAGTCGATCGTGATCGTCCAGGCGTTTCAAGACCAGTTGCTCGCGGCGTTTCCCGAACCGACCTGGGAACCACTGGTCCGTGGACTGAGAGCGGGCATCGCGCTTGGCGATGGCTTGATGGAGACATCTCCGATTTTAAGGACCGAAATCGGGAGTGATCTTCGGGGATTCGTGAGACGCGCCGGCATCCTGTTTCATATGCAGGAGCTTTGCCGGGCCGGAATCCTGCCGTTCAGCGCGGAGGCAACCAAAATGCCTCTCGGATCGTGGCACTGGCTGGACATCCGTTCCGGCAACTTTCTGGCCCATGTGGCGCGGACGGAAAGTGCCGGTGCGTTGCCGGAAAACTCGAAGAGCCGCCAAGCCAAGTGCTTCAAGAACGAATACGACCTGTTCAGCGACGGCCGCATACCCGAGATCGAGGATGTTCTGGGCAGCACGACCGAGAGATATTCGGTGGTCACATTCGGCACCGATCGAACTGGTACACTGCTTCATGCGGCGATCGGCATGCCGGACGTCGAGTATCAGCAGTGGCTTGCCTTCATCAACATCGGCAAGCGCTTCAGGCAAGTGGCGCACGAAGTCCCGATCGCCCCCAAAACGCCCGATCCGGCAGAGTCGCTTCGATTCCGCGAGGACGTCGAGCAGATGATGGCCGACCGCGATAAGAGCCCCGGCGCAGAAAAGTTGGTCTAGGACGGAGAGGCTATCGGTATGGCGAGTTCAACAGGGCAGGATGCCGCCCTGCCCAGAGTGATTCCCGAAAGGATACGCGAGGCCCGCGAGGCGCGCGGGTACACGCACGAGACCTTTGGGGCCGCGCTGGGGGTCACCCGGCAAACAGCCGCGCAATATGAGACCGGTCAAATCAGCCCGTCTTCAGATGCCCTCGTCCGCATCATATCCCTGACCCGGCAACCGCCCGCATTCTTCACGCAGCCCCGCCGGTGGAAGGCCGCTAGCGCATGTACGCCGTTCTGGCGGAGCCTGAAGCGCATGGAGAATGCCGACCGTGCCAGGATCACGCGCCGGCTGGAGTGGGCTGCCGATGTGGTCGATTACATCGAGTCGTTTATATCCCTCCCGACGGTGAAGGTCCCCGATTTGCAGTGGGACAGCACGCTCGGCCTAGACGACGATATCGAACAGATGGCGTTGCGGGTTCGGTCAGAATGGAGCTTAGGCAATGGCCCCATACACGACATCGTTCCTCTGTTTGAGGCGAACGGCATTATCCTGGTGAGAGAGAATGTCGCGTGCGAAGACATGGATGCCGTGTCGCGCTGGCAAACAGGAAGGCCCTATATCCTGTATTCGGCGGAAGTCGAAAGCATGCCCCGAGTGAACTATAATTTGGCGCACGAACTCGGCCACCTGATCCTTCACAGCGATTTAGAGGTTAACAGCGAGAACCTTGCTAAACTTGAGCGGCAAGCCAATCGATTTGCAGGGGCTTTCCTACTTCCGGGACTGACATTCTCGTCCGAGGTCTTGTCAACGTCGCTAACCTATTTCCAGCAATTGAAAAGAAGGTGGCAGGTTTCGATTGCGACCATGGTCTATCGATCGAAGGACCTTGGGCTGCTGAACGACTCACAGGTCCGCTACCTATGGCGGCAAATGAATGCGCTTGGAATTCGGAAGAAAGAGCCTCTCGACGACGCGTTTACTCTGTCGAAGCCGAGCGTGCTCAAAGCATCGCTGGAGATGCTCGTCAAACATCGCGTTCAGTCGAAGGCAGACATTGAACAGGCGATCAACCTTCACCCGGAAGATATCGAATCGCTGGTGGGAACGGAGCCCAACTGGCTGAGCAGCGACAAGATTCTGCCGTTCTCGATCCGCCCGGCGTTCCGGGAGACCTAGCGACGCGGTGCAACCTGCACGCGCTGGAAGGGGGAGCGACATGGCAATCGGGAGTTTTGGCAATTTTGGCAATTTTGGCAGAGGGCAATTCGGTGGCCTCTGGCTGCCGTCTGTGACCGGCATCGGATATCCGGTTCCGGGGCGGCCCCCCGGAGCTGGGGCGAGCCGGCGCCTGGCGCGGTATCCTCGCAGGACCTGCGGGCGGGAAATGTTGCGTTCGGGCCCTCAGGAGGACTATATACCCCCTGCGGGCGACGGATCGGCTGATAAAGACAGCGCCCCCTGGCGGGATAAAACCCGTAGTCGCGCAACGCGGCTCGCAAGCAGTAGCCGGGTGACTTACCTACCGCTGCCAAGGGCGCCTTCGGGCGCCCTTCTACGTTCTGCCTCCTTTCGTGTGCGGCTTCTTCCCCTCCACCATGGCCGTGAGCAGCGAGGCGATCTTCATGCGGCCTCGGAGCTTGGGCAGGCGCAGAGGGTCGAAAGCGTAGGCGGACTCTACGGTCAGCTCCACGTCGAAGGGATCAGCCCTCCGGGCCTTCTTGACCGAGAAGAACACCTGATAGATCACCTGGCTGGACCCGGTTTCGACCAAGATTTCGGCTCGGTGTATCCAGTTGCGCTCGGCGGCCGTCTCCGACACGTAGCGATTGGGATCCTCCAACATCCGCATCGCCGCCGGCAGGTGGGCGGAGAGGGCGTGCCGATCGGGACAGAATACCCGCCGCCGCCTCCCCTCATCGATGACAAACGGCGGGCCGTCCGCATCCGCAGCGGACCGGGTGAAGCAATGGGTGGTGAACCGGCACCACGTGACCACAGGGCGCCGCAGCCGGTCGCTGGGAGTGGCGAAGGTCATCGGATCGAGGTGGGCCAGGTCGAAGGTCTGATCGCCCACCGTGATCGCCTCGTAGTAGCGGGCTGGGCGCGGAGGCTCGTTATCCGGTGGGTTGGGCAGGGTCAGCTCTCCAATGCGCCAGGTGGTCCAGTTCGCGCGCCGGGCCGATCGCGGAGACGCTCGGCCCGCGCACATGCCTGGTCAACCGGCCGGGGGCAAGCGGGGCGGGAGCGCCATGACGGAGACGGCGCTCCCAGCTCGGGACGCAGTCCGCGCTCACGCTGCGGCGGCCGACTCCGCCTTGAGTTCCGCCCATTCGCCTTCGGTCAGAGGCTCGGCGTTGAAGGCAGGGTGCGTCTCCCAAGACTCGTGCCCGGGCGGCGGCGGGAAATCCATATCGAGGCAGGTTGCGCTCGCCAGCGTCAGGCGCCGGTACATCTGGGCCACGATCGCGCGCACCTCCTGCTCCGGTAGGCGAGGCAGCAGCAGCTCGGCCGCCAGAGAGGCGGCTGACTCGTCCGACACGAGATAGAGGATCGCAACCTCGCCGCCGGCGACGCCCTCAAACAACGGCCGGCGCAGCCGCGGCGGCGTTACCTCGGCTTTGACGTCGCCCGTTACCTCACTCGTTAGCTTTGACCGGGAGGTCACGCGGGTAACGCGGGAGCGCTTGCCCAGCGAGGCGCCGCTGGCGCTTCTCAGCAGCTCGGCCTGCGACGCTTCCACGTCAACCAGGTTGCCGTTCATCGTGAGTCTGCCCTGATCTTTCCAAACGGTGACTGTTTTTCGTGAGACGCCCTTGAGGCGGGCGAACTCGGCCTGTGTGACGTGAGCCATCGTTGTTACCTGTTACCTGTTGCCTGTTACCCACTTTTTGAATCCGTAGCTGGCCAAATACCGCGGGGCGAACGGCACCGCGGAGGGTGACCCCCCCAGGAGGGACCCAAGCCATTCCGGCATGCCTCGTACATGAGGACCGCACGCAGCGCATACGAAGGGCAGATCGGCCGTCAGAAGGTCACTTCTGGCGAGCGGTCGCCAGAGCGTGCGCAAGGGCAATATCGAATTGCCTTGGCCAGTGCTTATCGACTGAAGCCTCTACTATCTTCTCTATGTCAAATCTCGCAGTATAGGACGGCTGCTTATGAGTGAATGCTAGAACTTTTATTACGTGCCCTTTTCCGACCAGTCGGAACACGCCAGTCGGCCGCCCATTACCGGTTCCCCGTTCACGCCCGATGAAAAACTCCGAAGTATGTCCCGACGCCGCGACCGTTCTTTTCCGTTTCCGCAGCCGTGCCGATCTCGCCGCGGCGATACTCTGATCACCAGCCAGCCCCAGCCTGCTAAGTATTGTTGTCAGGAAGCCAGCGGCGATGTTGCCGTTGGCATCGAGTGGTGTGTCGCGCGTGGGCACAACATACTGACCTCCGCTCAAGTTGGAGAGCTTCAATTCGAAGCCCTTCATGGATCGATTTCCGCCGACGTGCTGGACCTTCAAATACTTGTATGCCGGCCGCCCTTTACCCGCTTTCTCCCGGGTGGCAACCCACGCCGTCCAGTCTCCACGCTTCGCCGGCTTGGCATAGAAGGCATTCAGGGTCCACCGATTGGGCCGGTCGAATACGCGCTTCATCTCGGACTGCAGATCAGCAACCGCCAACTTGGCAACGGCCGTTAACGCGCGAGAGGTAGCGAACGGAATCTGCTTTTTCTGTAGATCCGATAGCATGCGGGTCGCGGCCCTAGTGTCGACTTTGAGGACGAACATGGGCAGCTCCTTCTGCAGCGCCTGGCGCTGCGGCTTCGACGTTCCGGTTTAGTTACGGGTTCAACAACAACAGGTTAAGAGAATTGGTGCTCAACCCTTGGCAGACGTCCTGAACGCAACAAAAGGCTTCTTCTGTTGCGTTTTTACTTAGGAGGATTGCGCCAATAACTGCGGCTATCATACGCAGTTACGTTGCACGATCGGCCGCGGAGACTGATGCTATTCGGGATACGCGTCCTATCCCATTCCCCTACGGCAGGTCATTGATGCGGCCGCCCGCACTGGCCTCGATCTCAGTGCCTGGCTGGCGCACAGAGTAGGAATGTGGAACGAACGTCGGCTTCGGTGGCGTATATTCCTCCGCGCCCTTGGCGCGTTCCCCGCCCAATACGGCAGCGGGTCTTTTCGCCCAGTCCGAACCGGCACGATCAATCTCGGCTTGGCGGTCAAACTGCGCCTTCGACGCCAGTCGGCTCTTCGCAGCGTCCACGATCTTCGATGCTCGGGTGATTTTCACCACGTGCTCGAACAAGGCCTTTGCCGCCGGGTCACTCCGCCAGTCCTCCGCAAGCGCGCGGACCTCATCGCCGATACGCAGGGCGTTGCTGGCCAGCCGGATACTGCCGCCCGGAGCCTCGATCAAAAAGCTCATCTCGCCTAATTGGCGGCTGAGGCCGCCCCCAACCCCAGCCTGGGCGAGTGCATGGAGTGCCAGCAGAGCCGGCGTGGCGGCGCGGAACGCCGCGGTCAGAATCGCCATCTGCGAGGACACGGCTTCAGCCAGGGCGCCTTCGATAGCATCGCTGGCCAACTGGTGCGCTGCAACCATCTCCGCGTCTCTTTCGAGCAGCTTCGTGGGCAGGAGTTGAATGGCGGCCTCAATGGCGCTCAGCTCCGCAGCCACGCTCGCTGCGCGCTGCTGTTGTGCAGCCGCCCGCTTGTCCAATCCGTGCTTGTCATCCGAAGAGAGCAAAGTCTCCGCGGCCGCGCGGGTGGCCGCCTGCTGCTCGGCCTCGAGCTGCTGCTTGGCGGCTGCCATTTTGCTCGAGAGTTCGCCCTCCCGTTCGGCGAGACGGCGCCGCTCCGAGGCCAAGCGATCGATCTCGGCGAGGGCAGTGGTCAGATCTTTGGGCTTTGCCACGTCATGCTCCAATGTTTGGTGACTGGATTAAGCAGGTCGAGAGCGCCCGCTATCGGTCAGAAAGTCCGGTGCGCTTGGCTGCCGCCTGCCATCTCTTTGCAATCGCCGACCTGGCGGTCCCGCGAGTGGCAGTCGCGCCGCCTGCGGCGAGGCGCGCGAGTGCCTTGCACGCTTCTTTGCGGCCTAGATCGGTCTCGAAAGCGTAGTGTGCCGCCATGTCCAGCCTGGCAGCGGCGTACGGGGACGAGAAGATTGCCGCGCAACGCTGGCGCTCCCGAATGCGGGCAGCACCAAGGCTGGGATTTCGAGCATCCGCGACCTCATCCTCGTCTCGATCGCTGGAATGAGCAGCAGGAAGAACCTGTCGCGGTAGAGTCCCGCCCCCTCGGGCCCGAACGGCGGGAGACGCGGGCACGGAACTGCCGCCCGACCGATGACGAAGACCGAGCAAATGCACCATGCGTATCATCGGATGTTCCTCCTTTGTCAGCTTCCAGAAACGGGCTTCGCCGTGTTCCCACCGCCCGATTGCACGCCGGAGTGAACGTGCTGCAGCGAGCTGACCGGCCCGCTGTCACACGAGGCAAGAACGTCTCCGGTGACATGAAGGTCGCCCTCGATGCGGATGGCATTGCCTGCGCCCCGCACGACGATGCCGGATCGCGTGAGATAAACCGCCTGGCCGAGATCGTCGTAGACTGCGACTTCGCCTGAGGTCAGTTCGGCGAGGCGATAGCGCCCGTCGTTGATGGCGATCACGACGCCCTTGGATTGATCCCCTGCCCCGGCGAGAACGACGGCATCGGCTCCGGAATGGGGATTGGACGTGAAGCCGTAATTGTTGACGGCCGGCACCCCGTCAAAGGTTTCCTGCTGGCTGAAGCCAATCTGGTGAGTCTGAGCTTGCTTCGACGTGTCATCGACCACGGCGACCGTGCCGATGCGAACCATGCCCAGCACACGGTGCCAGAGGCTGTTATCGGTCATGTCAACGATCCCGCCGCTGAAGGCCGTCGATCACGTCGCGCGATGCCCGGTTCTGATCTGGAGCGAGCGCGGCCATGACGGCAGGGCTGAACTGGTACAGATTTGTTGGCTGCGGCAGGAAGCTCTCGGGCGGCATCAAAACCAGATCGGCGTGCGTGCCTTCTTTGTCCCGGCGGAAGGTGACATCGGCAATCAGCCATTGCGTACTGTCGATTTTCACTTGAGGCGCGGAGATCGAGGCCAGCCGATTCGGCTCCCACAGCGCCCCGGAACTGTCGCGCCAGGAATCGACCACCAACCGGATGGCTTGCGAGCGCCCGCGCCTCCGGTTCAACTCCCAGGTAGCCTGTTGCAGCGCCAGGGCGCGGTAGTTTTGCCCGGCCTCCGCTACGAACGAAAATACCCTGTGCCGGATAGCTGAATCGGCATCCTTCACGACGGCTATTCGATTCGGGTCTTGCGATGCCGGGACGGAGTTATCGAGAAGGAAATCCGTCGATTGGATGAAGCATCGATATTCGCTGTAGCGCTCGGCAATGTTGTAGTCGACCTCGGCCATTTCGATGTTCACGCCAAGCTCGAAGCCCGAGGCCATGGCGGTCGTGCTGGCGCGCGCCAGCACCAGATTGCCGTCAGGACCATCATAGACAAGGAACTGCGCGTATCGCGCGATCTGGGCGATGATGTCGTACGGCTTTTGCGTGATGAAGAAATTGACGAACGGAATGATCGGCCCGTCACCGTCGAGAGACGTGACAGCAACGCCATAGGGCGCAGCGAGCTTCTGGGCGATCCCGAGCAGGCTTGTCTGGCGGATCGAATTGCCCTGCAGGTCTACCGCGCACAGCAGATCACAGGCCTTGCTCCTCCCGGCCACGACTACAGTTCGCCCACCCGGTCCCACCCGGTAGAAGCGTCGTTCGATCCAGCCGGTGAATACGTTATCGGTGCCGAACTGGACCGTGCAGGAACTGCCCGGGCTTAAATCCAGTGTCGTGCCGGTATCAGGGTCATTCGCGGTCAAGGTCAGCTCGAAGTTCGACGGAAAGCGTTCGATCGAGCGAGAAACGGAAGCGGCCAGCCATCCTGATATCCGGGTGTTGCCAACCGTCAGGGTCAAATCGTTCGACCCAGGGATCGGGCCGGTATATTCGCTCAAATCAGCCTCCCTGCTGGCTGGTCATCGGCATCCGGGACGGAAGCGGCTGGACCGAGTAGTTGTCACCCTGCCGGCGCACGGTCGCGGTAGCGTTGCCGTCCGAGGTCACATGGACATCGATCCTGGCATTCCCACTGGGACCGGACGATGCCCCGGATAGACCGGCGCCCCCGTCGCTTGAAAGCGACGGGACGGCCGGCGCCGCGGTGTATTTGCTGTAGAGCTGTTCCGCGAGATCGCGCCGTCTCCTTGCCTCTCCGGCCGAGTCTCCCGGCCGTTCGGCGTAGAGCGAGTCGATCGCGCCAGCCTGCCCGGCACTGACCCCCGGCAATCCCATCATCTGCCCGGCCTGGGCGGACTGCGCATCGCCACCGAGGCCGCGCAACTCGGCATCCTTGAAGGCAAGCTGCTCGTCCAGGGTGCTGTTCCGGATATCGTGGTGGAACATGCGCGCGAACGCCGCCTGGCGGTCGGCGTGCCATTGGAAGGCGCCGAACGCCTGGACACCATCGCCCGGCCGTCGCTCGTCAAGTCCGCTTTCGGTCAGGCCGCCGGCGACGATGCCGGCAGCCGCCTGGGGCGACCAGCCCTTCGAGGTGAAATAGGCGAACGCCTTACGCGCGCGCAGGTCCTGCTCGCCCTTTGGCAGCGCGGCCCCGGCAGACGCCCCTGTGATGCTGTTCCACAACCGGTGGAAGAAGCCACCGCCGCCATCCGTCCCCAGCCGCTGGTTAAGCTCGTCAACCCGCAGCTGCGCCTCCTCCCGGCTGACGGCATCGGGCGAGGCTTGGCCTGGCGTGTCGCCGCTCAGCAACAGGGTCGACTCAAGCGCCAACCCGCCGGCGGTGCCGATCCCGAGAAGCCGCCCCATCCACCCAGGGAACTTGAAGGCCGCGAGGGTCGTCAGCTCCCGGGTGAGCTTGCCGACGGGAGAGTTCAACAGCCATGCGGCCCCGAGGACCTCGATGGCGACCTTCCAGCCACCAAGCGATTTGACGATGGCATCGACCTTGGTAGCGAACGAAACTGCGTCCTGCTCCAGCCCCTTCCAGTCCTGACTCTTCAGCCACTCGCCGAACTGGTGGGCGCCGCTGCCGATCTCGGCCTGATTGTCTTTGATGATGCGGTCGAAGCTGCCGAGTACGTCGCTCAGGGGACCGGCCAGCTCGGAGCCGATCGTATGGCCGATGCTGTGCAGGCGGATGTCGATCGTGTCGAATTTCTCGCGCAGCTCATCCGCTTTTTTGGCCGCGTCCTCCGACATGCCCGGGTCAATCTTGGATGCCTTTTCCTCGTATCCTGCCCACGCCGCATCTGGACGGAGAATGGCCGGCGCCATCGCCCCATAGGCGCCCCCCAGCACCTTCGAACCCATCATCTCCGCGAACATCGGATCGATCTTCTGGAACGTGGCGAGCTTGGCGCGCACCTTCTCGAACAAGGCATCCGTGGGGCCCTGCAGGTCCTTGTCGCTGATCTGCATGTACTGGAAAGCCAGAGCGGCATCGCTGTTCAAGCCGGTCAGAGCGCCCTTGGCGGCATCATGCAGGGCGGCCAGCCCTCCAGGAACCGAACTCCCGTCGCCACCGCCGAGCTGCACGGCATCCTGGATCTGCTGGAGCCGCTTGATCGGCACCAGGGCGCGCGCGGAGAAGGTCTGGAGCTGGGTTCCAAACTGCCCAAACCGCATCGCCAGGTTGCCGATGCCCGCCGCGGAAGCCAGGCCGCCCAGCGCGGCCAGGGGCGGCACGAGCTTTGTGGTTTCCCAAACGGCAGAGCGGACGGTGCGGGTATAGTCTTTCGCGCCCGCCACCATCCTTTCCAGGTTCTCGGCGGCAGAGCGCACGGATAGCGTGGAGTTCGTCTTCTTGACGGTGTTCCCTAGGCCGCCGAGGGACTTGTCCAGGCGGCTGATGACCGAGGATGCCTTCGCGTCATCGGCCGAGATGCCGATCGCGACGCCCTTGCTATCCGCCATGCTGTATCACCTTCTCGATTGAGCCCGGATCATGCTGCGCGCCTGCTCGTTGAACTCCAGCAGTTCGCCGATGGTGAGCGCGCCTGCAGAACCTGGTCCGGCAGCGGGCCAGCCAAAATACTTCGTCAGGGCCGCAATCAGCTCGAAGTAGTTGGCCGGCCTTCGGCGAAAAAACCCTGAACATAGGCCGCCCCCCGGTCGAGGATGCGAACAGGCAGCAGCCCAATCAGCGGACGTGGCAGCTCCGACGAAAGCGCCACCAGCATGATCTGATAGGCGCGGACTTTCGCCGGGGAGAAGTCGGTGAGCGTCTTTTCCGCCTGGCGCATCTCAGCCAGCGTCAGCTCGCGCAGCTCCAGTTCGGAGACGATGTGGGCGCCCCATTCGATCGTTTCCGGCAAGGCGATCGTGAGGTTGCCGACGCCGGCAGCCGCGGGAGGCGGATTGGCGGCCTTCGCGGTGTCATCATCGCCCGCGTCTTGCGTGCTGGTGTCAGGCGCCTTCGTGCTCGGGTTCACGAAGCCCTGCAGGAACCGGTTCGCGGTGCCGAACTCGCTGGTGCGCAAGCCGCCCAGGCTGTCGACCGGAACACTCGTCACCATCGAGAGCAGCTTCGTCTGATAATCCCGCGTGCTCTCCACGCCGCCGCTGCCGAGCTTCATCTCGGCCTGTAGAACCTCATTCGCCTTTGGCTCCCGGAGCTGCAGCTCCGCGAATGATTTGCCGCCGGCTTCGATCGGCTTCGCGAGGGTGATCGTCAGGGTGTCGGTCATGAGTTTTCCTTTCCGAAGTCAGAGGGTGCCATCGCGGCCGGCGCGATAGGCCTGGGCGATCAGCCCCACGATGGAGAGCCGCCCGAATACGAGCTGGCCGACCACCAGGTTGATCTGGCCAGCCACCTGGTGCTCCACCTCTCCCGGCATTTTGAGACCGAGCAGGGGACAGACGGAGCCAAACTCCCACGCCACAGATCGCGCTGCCCGCCAGTCCGAGGAATGCGGCTGCGGCTCGTCAGAGGGGCCGTGGGGGCAGGTAAAGCTCTCGCCTGCCCCGCAGAAGCCATCCCAGGCTCCCCGCTGCCAGGCATCATGCAGGGCCGCCGCCAGAGATGGCCGGTGCCAAGCCAGCATCACCCGGCCGAACCGCAGCGCGAGCATCCCTTCTGGCAACGCAGGGCGAGCGCCCGCGGCTGTCCATTCCAGCAGCAGCATGCCGATAAGCTCCGTTCATTTTGGGTGTTGAGGAAAGGTGCGCCCGCACGGTGTGGGACGCGCCTCGGCCGAGCGCGCACCTGACCGGCCGCGTATCGCATTGGTGCCGCCCTATCGAGCGCGGCGGCAAGGACCAGCGTAGAGCCGGACCTCAACCGTCGACCGCGGATTGGCTACCGCGACGAGATGGTCCCGGGCCTGTCCGCCTTGCTGTCCTCGTCTGGAAGCCTCTCCGGTTGGGTGAGGCGGACTTCGCTCCCCGGCCGGCCCGGGGGAGCCGTGCGGATACAGGAGAGGCTTCAGACTTTTATCGCAACAGAAAGGCAGGGCAAAGGCCAAAGCGTCAGGCAGAGGTCTGACGGATGCTTCTAGATTAGGTGTTCGCAGACTGATTGGAGCCACCAGAGCGGACGCGCGACAGCCGCCGCCTCCGGCGGAGAAGAGAGAGGTAGATCATCGCCGCGAACGCATCATGGCAGTCTCCTCTGGGTCCAACGCGCCCACCATTCAGCGCGCCGATCGATACGCTCGGCGCGGCGCTTCAGCACGCTCTGCATCCATTGGCCGAACATCGCCTGAAGGGGGCACCCCCTGATCCCCGTTGCACCAGTCGCACCGTACAGAGAATCTTCCTGGACGTTCGTTATGTCTGCCCGGGCCATCAGGCTTGCTCCCGCATATATGGCGCCACACCACGCGCTGCTAACCAGGCACCGAGGCCGGACCGTGAGGCGCAAATGATCCGCCCCACGCGAAAAATCGGTAGCTCCCCTGTAGCCACTCGATGTTTCGCTTGCCGAACCGTCAAGCCAATGGCTGGAGCAATCTCCGCGAGGCCATAGAGGAAGTCGGTTTCTTGGCGGCTAGGCACGACTTCGCTTTGGCTGTCCTTGCGCATGGTGAGTCTCCTGAAGTTTCTGGGTCCATCACTGGCCGACCCGGCGACTTTATCGCGCCGCATGAGTGAGGCATAGGATAAGCCTCACGGGCCGAAGCGCGACGGAACGTCAGGCGCGATCGCCCTCGCATCCCCTCACACCACGCGCCGCCAGCCAAGCCGCTATGCCGGATCGAGAAGCGCAAGTGGTGTGCCCTATGCGAAACGTGGGAATCTCTTTGGTCGCGACACGATGTTTCGTGCGTCGAACCGACAGGCCGAGCACGCGGGCTATTTGAGTAACGCCGTATAGAAGGTCAGTTTCAGGAAGGTCGCATGCCTGTTTGCTTCTGCTGTCATTTTGCACAGTCTGACTCTCTGTAGAATTATACCCGGCAACAGATTGTGGAGAGAATGGTCAGGCGCCGTTGCTCCGGTATTCCCTCGCGCCACGCTCTACCAACCAGGCCGTGATGCCGGATCGAGAGGCACAAATGATCCTTCCCATGCGGAAAGTCGGGAATTCCCCATTAGCCACTCGATATTGCGTTTGGATTACAGACAAGCCGAGCGCCCGGCCGATCGCCGCGAGCCCATACAAGAGATCGTTTTCAGAGGTTACGGGCCCCGTCGCCTCGGTCTTCGTCTCGTGAATTTCCATGTTGCGTCCATGTTGCGTGGCGTCGCCCGCCGCTTCACAGCGGAGGCTGGTTTCGCTCGAATTTGTTGGTTGTTTTGTCCGTGCTTCTAGATTGGAAGAATCAGGCAGTTTTGGCGCAACTGCCTGATTTTCCTTGGTTTCTAGACCTGCCACTAGTGATAAGCATGGATAAGGGGTTGGTCGGCCAGGCTGAGCGCGGTGCCGCAGTGCGGGCAGGCGGATAGGGCCGCGGTGATGGTGCGGTCGGGGTGTTCGGCGAGCGCGCGAGTGACGCCGGGCCGGCCA